CTTTCACCCGCTTGTTCACCAACTTCTTTTATAGCCGTTTGACCAGCGTTTTTGACAACTTGTTTTGTAGTGGTTTCACCCGCTTGTTCAACAACTTCTCTTGTAGCCGTTTGACCCGCTTGTTCACCAGCTTCTTTTATAGCCGTTTGACCCGCTTGTTCACCAGCTTCTTTTATAGCCGTTTGACCCGCTTTTTCTAAAACGGACAGGCCTAATAGGCCGCCCAATAGTTTCAAGCCTCTTTTAGAGAAAAGTCTTTTGAAAAGAGGAGCGGCCGCAAGGGGTGCTCCTATCTGTAAAACATCACCTAATCCCAATCCGGGACTGCCAGCTCCGCCACCAGCAGCGACTGCCGCACCTGCTCCACCGCCCATTTGTGGTATTAATCTATTCTTCTTAAGACCTTCCCTTTGAGCTTCGAGATCATCGAGATTTGGTGATAGGGCTGCAAGTATATCTCTCGAAGTTTCATTCAAAGATCTAAGCTCTTTGAGAATATCCTCATTCTGATTAATGATCTCAGTATCACCCTTAGTCGGGCTGTTGTCCGATGGCTGAACTCTTTTACCAACGATAAGGTTCGTAAGCTTTTCCCCGATAAGAGCCTCAGACGTAGCTCGACCCGTATCAGCCGCCGCAGATTTTAATTTTTTATTAATGCTTGCAAGGGTAACCATCGGCTCTTACATTCCTTGTTTTTGTTTCTTTTCTTCCAAATGTTGAATTAATAATGTAAGATATATTTCTCTTTCATAGGGTAACATATTATCAAGTTCAGTTAGAGTATAACCGTGGAATTTCATAAGAGAAAAGTTGGTCTTATAATGATTGATCAAAGTATCATTACTCGACCATACTAAAAAAAATCCTCATCATCCTTTACTTCAATTTTATTTTCCATACTGCAATGTACACACTTGTAGTCAGCTTTGTAAATTATTTTTGGTGCATTATCTACAAAATTAAAAATATCATAAAACTGTTTTTGATCAAGAGATTCCACAAACTCTAACAGTTCTTCACGAGATTCTTCCTTTGCAACAATACGAATGTCAGGCGTAATAATAGTCTTTATCGATTCTAAGATCGTATTCAATAACCTTTCATGCTCTTCAGCCTTTGACATAATAACATTATTTTTAATCATAGCTGTATACTTGGGATATTCAACCTCGACAGAGATCTCATCATTCAATTTAATTATATCACTCGATGGTTTCGATTCCATTGTCACGTTATCAATATTCAGACTCACGGGTGTCTTTTCACCGCATCCTGTACATGTGATATTCAAGTTTACTTCTTCACCTGCAGACTTTGATCTGATCTTTGTAAAGAGATATTGTACATCATACATTGTCAACTCATCAACATTCATATCACCTTGCACACAGGCTTCGATTGCTTCCACAATCGATTTCCATATATGGCGGCGATCCTCGGATTCGTACGCCGTCAATAAAACCTTTTCTTCCTTTACTAGATACGGTCGATACTTTACATTTTTACCTGTGGAAGGGATCTGGATCTCATACTTTGGTACATCATTTATCTTAGGAATCATTTATCACTCCATTAAGGTTTTCTTATAAGCTTTTCTTATTTCCCATCTCATATAAGACAGTTGCACTGTCACTTCGACGGGTTGTTCATTATCATTTGAAAATTCTATTCCGTTTACAGTCGTAGGGTATGCATCGATCAGTCTTACTCTATGATGTGGAAAACCATTTTTTCCCAGCACGTCAATCTCTACGTCCTTAACATAATTGTTTTTATATTCAGGTGTATGGAATCCGCTCGCAGGCGTAGGCATAGCAAGTTGTTGCCAATCCTCGAATATCTTTTTTAAATTGCTTTCCCTTGTCATATAAAAGGAAAGTGATATATCTTCTACCGCATATCCGTATGCTATCTTCTGAAACGTGGGTCCGATACGACGATCAGTGGATAATACTTGTTTACCGGGCAAAGTCGCTCTCGTACACATAAAGTTAAGGGCTTGACCGTCGATCCCGCGAAGATTAGGAATTCTAACCTGATATCTATTACCGATCTGTAATAAGGTTCGTCCTAGATATCCCTGTAAAGAGTTGGTTGTCATAACTGGCATTATACCATTCTCCTAGAATCTTTCCAGACCTTATTCTGACTGGCTTTTTTAAATTGTGCTGTGGGTAAAAATGTAGCGATCTCCCATTCTGCAGGAGGAACGTACGAGAACTTACTTTTAACATGATCTGAAAGATAGTGCTTGAAACATGGCTTAAAGTATCCTAATGTTGAAGCTGCTTTAAGCATTTGATAGTTTACAGCGATACGAGTGGACTCGTCGAACTTTTTATTATTTGTATTTTCCATTAGACCGTCAAGCATCTTTGCTCGTAATGTCAAAGGGAGATAGTGAAGATTCAATCCGTAGAATCCACCCGGTGCTTTATCAACTAATATTACCAACGGAAACGTATCATAGTATGGTAGAGTATCTTTGTGTTTCGGATCGTAGTAATACATGTACATGCTACCAGGCATGAAAGTATTCACAGATTTAATCGGCTTCTGTCTAGTAATAGAAGAAGGGTTAATAGCACCAAGATCGCTTGCTCTTTTCCGGAACCAGTTAATAGACTGTTTCGTCCGCGGAGTCACGCCCGCACGGAAGGCTTCGATTTCCAATTGTTGAAATATATTCGCCATTTATTACCTTAAGATCTTTTCTTTTTATTTATGCTCTTTTTAACAGGCTTCAATGGCGCAATAGGTTTAAAAGTACTCTTCTTCATAATCCCCATTTGGTTCAATGTATCTTCGGTCCAGATCTCGAATGTCCACCCTCGATCCAATGCATACTCTTTTGCAGCTTCCCATTTATTTCGATTCTTAACATAAGTAAATGATTCCTCAAGATATCGTTTCGTTTTTCTTCCTTTATACTCAGGAGGAACAGTTTCTTTCTTCGGTTTGATCTCTACAAGATAGGTTTTATTCTCTGTGACAATTAAAAGGTCCACAAAGTATCGGTGATATTTTTTGTCTATATCATAGTAGTACGGTATGACTATCTCTTCGCTTGACCATGACCTCACGTTCGGATTCGTATCACACCATTTAAAACAATGCTTTTCCCACAGTGATCTATATACTACTTTGTTCGGATCACCCTTATATTTGTTCTTATTTTTTACTTTGTATATTCCAGAATAAGCCATTAAAAACCACATAAATAATTTAGAAACTTTTTAGATATTTATTAGGAAAATAAATGGCACTAAAATATCCCTTAGAAGTAGGTGAAGAGAATAGTAAGGACCGATCCCCGGGGTTTATTAACTTTCAGCCTTTACAATCTGAATCTGCTGGCGGTCAAGGAAACAAGGTGGTAAATGTACCGGGTGGAGCGATACGTATGTTTATTCCAAACGGTCTACAGTTCTCGGATAACGTTACTTACAGTGACGCAGATCTTGGTGCTATTGGTGCTGCAGCTGCTGCTATTGCAGGCGGTGGTAGTATAGGAGGATATGGTGGCGATGGTCTATCTCAAGAAGGCGGTCGCGGTTTCAATACTCTGATGAAAACGGCCGCTGCAAAATTTGGTCCAGAAGCGTTGGGTGGTTTAATAGGGAAAGCTACAGGGCGTAGCGGTCTCCTTGGTGCAGCAGTTGGTAGTTTAGTCGATACTACTAAGATCCAACAAGGTGTATCTCTTGCTACTCAAAGAGCAATCAATCCAAATACAAAAGCTCTTTTAGAAAGAGTCGGAATACGGCAATTCAACTTCCAATTTACTATGATTCCTACTAGTAGCGCGGAGGCAGAAGCCATAAGAGAGATTGTAAAGATATTTCGAGAGTCTATGTATCCTGAGGTAGAACCTATAGCGGACTTTCCTGCCTTCCTTCGATACCCAAATTCGTGGAAGATCGAGGTTAGACCGAACGGGAGGCCGGGATCAGAATATAACGTTAAATTTAAAAATTCGTTTCTTACCAGTGCCTCAGTGAGTTATAACCCAACATCCACTTCTTACTTTAAAGACGGTTCTCCAGTTGAAACGGTACTTTCATTAGCATTCAAAGAAAAAGAAGTGCTTTCAAGACAAGATATCGGAGCCGGATTCTAATGCCTTTTTTAAATAATTTTCCAAACACTCCTTATAAATTTGGTAATGAAGATTTCACTGTAGATTTTCCGGATCTTACAGTTTACTCTGATATAATTGATTCGGTTAAGTTGAATGGTTCTTTCTATGACAAATACTATATTCAACAAGGAGAGAGACCGGATACGCTTTCTCAGAAGATCTATGGCACCGATAAATGGCATTGGACCTTTTACCTGTTAAATGATCATCTAAGAGAAATGGGTTGGCCTCTTGATAGGGCTAAGCTCCAGGACAAATTGGATGACGATTTCCCGAATACGATTCTTGTAACATACGAAGATATATTCGATAACTTTAAACCTGGTACCACGGTCACCGCCGCGAAATCAAACGCGACTGGAAAGATTATCCGAAGAAATGTAGATCTTGGATATATCTGGGTTGAGGGTAAGCATGAATTCCAAGAGGATGAAACGATTGACGCATTCGAGGATGGAATAGATAAAACGGTTATCATCCATAAAGCGTATAGTGAGGAAAAGACAGCTCCGATGTTCTATACAGATGCAAATGGTAACCCAGCTGATATCGATCCGAGAGTTGGTCCCGGTGAACTGTTAACTGCTACAACCTATGAGCGGTACTATATAGATCTGAATGAAGAAAATCGTAGCATTAAAATAATGAGTAAAGAAGTAGCTGCACAGGTCGTCGAAGAAATGAAAAAGGTATTAATATAGTATGGCAGGTCTTCCTAAAGGTAAGGTTGTTACACCTTACGATTACTCGATAGACACAGCAAGGATTACTGCTGATCGTGCGCCCGGTCAGGCAATCGATATTCGTGAAGCTATCGTCCAAATAGACCTGTACGAGCACGTAGAGCACCCGTATGTGTCCGGCTCAATGATTGTACTGGATAACGTTGGAATATTCGAGCTGGGCGATTTTCAAGGAACCGAGAAATTTCAATTAAAGATTACACTACCTGACGATACCAAAAGTATTGAAAAGAATTTTATCATTGTATCTGTACAAAATGTTGTGAAAGAAAACGATAACACCTCTGATCTTTATTTCAGATTGGTGGAAGAGTCTTTCTTTAAAAATAAGATTAAAACGATGAGTAAGGGGTTCGAGGGTAAACCAAGTGAGATCATTGAATCTATCTTAAAAGAATCAGAGATCGGTGTAACTCTTGAAAAAGGAACTCCTGAGATACAAAACCGTATGAGATATATTGTTCCTTATATCTGCCCATACGAAGCATGTGAGATTCTAAAGCAAGTATCTACTACGTCTGATGGTTATCCTTACTTTTTATATTCAACGGTTGGAAGTAAGGATAAGCTATATTTTAAGAACTTAGAGGAGTTATTCCAGGCTGCACCTATCACTAGCGAGCCGTTCATCTACTCGTTGTATACTACTGGTAAACAGGATGCTGAATACACTCAACAAGCTAGATTTATAGAAGGTCCGTACGCAGAGAACCGTTTGATCACTGGAAGAAAGAATAAGCTAAAGCTAGAAGGTAAAGGTAGAACTGTCTCTAACTTTAACGTTTCAAATAATCATGACGTCCTATCGATTTTAAAAAAGGGATATATCGGATCAAACGTTTCTTCTATTAACTTGAATACAAGACAGACCGGTGCAGAGTTTAAGTTTAATGTGCAGGAGGTATTCGATAAAATGAGTACTTCAAGCATTTTTCCTGACGGTCAAAAAATACAGACATATGATGACAAGGCTTTTGACGGAATGCATAATTCAAGCGCTAAGACCCAAACACGTTTATTCTCGTCACGTATATACTCAGACAATATAGCGAATATACATGATGAAGGATATACCCTCGGGGGTAACTCTCGAAACGTATACACTCAGAGAGCTATTCGCAATTTCTTCAGTAAAGAATCAATGGACGTAACTGTACCGGGTTATCACTTCTTAGGAGAGAATCGAACAATTGGTCGGAAGATCAACCTGGGCTTCATTAAAAGTAACATTGATGCGAGTTTTACAGATCCATTTGACCGAAAGCTTTCAGGTGAATATATGATTTTTGCCACGAGACATACCTTTAGTCTGAAGAGATATGATGTAAGTTTAACCGGTATCAAATTAAGTAGTAGGAACAACTGATGAGCTATTTTATAGGTGATACCAGTAATTTCGGTGACGATGTAAGATGGTGGGTCGGTGAGGTTGTTGATACTAAAAATGATCCGCTGCAGCAAGGAAGAGCTCTTGTAAGGATCTTTGGCATACACGGTCCAGATGTTCGGGATGATCAATTGCCATGGGCACCAGTTATACTTCCGGTAACAAGTGCAGGTGCAGGCGGTGGAGGTATTACACCAAATCTACAAGATAATGCA